CTTCCAATGCGGTCATTCTGTACTGGTTATCAGCCACATCCTTAGCGGACTTGCGTTGGACTTCAGCTTCCTTCAGTTTCTGGTCTGCTAGTTGCATCTGTACCACTGGGTCTTTCTGTTGTTCAGCAGCCTGTGCCTGAGCAGCTTCGCCTTTATGTATTTGAAGCAGTTGCTGGCTTGCCATAGCTACTAAACGAGACAGTTCTACCTCAACTTCAGGTGGTAGAGGCTTATCAGGAGGGGGCATAGTGACTCCCATCTGTTTCTCTATCTGGCTTCTGTACTGGAATCCTAAGTGTTCAGCCATATGCGCTTGTAATGCCGCCATGATTTGATTTGCTAGAGGATTCTGCCCAATAGTTTTTAAAACTACAGGGTCAGTCATAAATGCCTGATGCGCTGCGATGTGAGCATCATGGTCCTGATAGATGAATGCTTTCATAGGCTTGCCACTGACTGCGTTCATGTTCTCAGAGATTGGGTCTAGAGGCTTCTCATCATCTTCCAGCTTGACTAGCTTGTCTGCATTCTTTATGCCAAGTACATCCAGCATCTGTCTATGCAAATACTTCATGTCATAGATTTGAGGAGCTGTTTGGGCTAGTTGTATTACCGCTTGGTATTGAACAACCTTCTGAGATAGCGTAGCGGCATTGGGGTCTGATACAGGGATAACATCCACCATATCATAATCTGACTTCTTAGCTTGTCTATCACCTAGTTCCGGCTCATATGAATATTCTTCTGGTGTGTAATCTGCAATTATATTCTTTAATAGGCGAAGCTCTTGCTTCAATGAGTAATGTATACGAGCCTGTACAGCACTCATAACCTTCATTGTCCGCTCAAGGATAGCCAGAGTCGTACCGACAGGAGAGTTAGCAGACATGTCAGATATTTGTATATCTGCTGCTCCCGCGAACCTCCTACCTTCTTCTACAATAGTTCCAAGCAGGGACTGCAATACCTGACTTGGTTCCTTGTAAGGAAGGGTCATGATGTTATCTTTGATAGTACCGCTAGGTACATCTACATCTCTGAACTCAGCTGGTGCTATAGGGGTGTCATCACCTTTGACTCTTAAGCCTCTGGTCTTGAAACCACCGGGTAAATTAGATAGAGTTCCCGCATCTACCAGTTGTCGAATAAGACTAGTACTAGACTTAGCAAAAGCACCGACAAGATGAATAAGCCCAAAGCAGTAGAAGCCGAAGCCCGGAACGTATCCATAGTGAACAAAGTGTTGACGTTTTTGATGCGTTTTATCATCCTCATTCCAATTCCTGCGAATTGATAATACTTTGTTAGAACCCTTTTCAATGGTGACAACATACGGTAAAGCAATGCCTGTAGGACCATCTTCATCTTCATGCTCATATCCCTCCAAATCTAAGTTAACATGCATCTCCAATAACTTATACCTGTCATCGGATGTAGCACGGAATCCCTGCTTCTCAGCAATCTTCTTCTCAACCTCATCCATCGTGTTGTTTGGTTCACCCAAATCAACATCTAAATAGAATCCAGCAACTTGAAGCTTTCTAACTTCATTCTCTGTCTTACGCATTACATGGGTAACACGTTCAGCAGTCTCAAGATTAGCAGCACCATAAGGCACTACAACATCCTCAGCAGGGATGAAGATAGATACCTGACGTTCTAGACTGGGGTCATAGTAGACCTTCTTAAAGGCATTACCACATAGACCTAGTCCCCATAGCATCCGTTCCGTCTCAGGTCTATATTCATTCATGACATCGGTGATTTGATAGTTCATGTCAGCCTGTACCCTAATAGCAGCCTCGCGCTTTTCAGGGGTGTCCTTGCCGACTATCTCTGTCTTAACTGGACCAGAGGCTGGCAGAATCTCCATGATAGTCTCAGCTTGGAACTTAACCAAGGCTTCTGAGAGTAGGGGATGATACACACCACATGCACCAGCCCAAGGGTCAGTGCGTTCTTCAATCTTCATGCCTAGTAGTTCTAGACCATCTACATAGGTTTGCATCCAATCTCTACGAGAAGATACATCATCATCATAGTCAGAGATTAAATCTCCAACCATCTGATTCATAACCTTATCATCTATATACTCGGCTAGGTTATCATCAAAACCTTCTTCATCTTCTCCACCTATTTCAATCTCCATCCCATCAATGCCAATTGTTACTGACTCAGGGTCTTCAATTTCTATTTCAATATCTGGTTCAGATTCTAATGAATCTAATCCCTGTGGAGCTTGATACAAAGACTTATGCATACTCATATGTATTTCCTAGTAATATACTACCTTGCGTTTAAATGAGTGGACCTCATCCTCTTCATCTGTCTGAAGACGAATGAACCCACCTTGTCGAAATCTTAATAAAGCTTGACTTGTGCTATCCACTAAGTCATCATGGTCCCCATTAGGGAACGATGCACATTCTTCCATCACCTCATCTGCCCATCTGGTATCTGGACACCATACCATACCCGATGCAAACAAATCTGAGATAGCGTTTACACGGGCTATCTTATCACTTCCTTTGCTAGGTGTATATTCTGAAATAGGAATTCCCATTCTACGCATCTCATAGATAAGGGGAGCACCTGCTGCTTTTTTCTCCACAATCAGGGTATCTGGGTTCCATTCCTTCCATTGCTGCATAGCCCTAGCCTTTAGCTCTGGGAACTCCATACGCTCTTTAATGGCTTCTAGGAGGATGATATTGGCAACACTCTCCCCCTTTTCGTTAGGTATATAGAATATGCCCCATGTTGTACATGCTGAATAATCTGCCCTATTGTTTTTTTCAAATGCCGTATCCCACGATTGTATGGTATATTCTATGGGAGGGGCAGTATCAGACTCCCAACGCTTCCACATCTCGCGCTTGATAATAGCCCCCTCTTCAGATGTAGGATTCTGCTGGTACTGGGCTTCCCATTTAGATACAGGCAGTTCAGCCTTAATAGCTTCAAGTTCCTTCTGAGACCAGAACTCACCCCATAAAGGCTTACCGCTAGGCATTAATGCAGGGAATTCAATGACTTCCCAAGTATCACCATCTCTTTTAGCAGCGTTAGCTAGGATTTGACCTGTTAGGTCCTTCTTGGACCAGCGGGTCATTACTATGATAATAGCTCCTCCCGGCTGGAGTCGTTGACGAGGTCCAGAGTTATACCATTCATATACACGGTCATATACAGTGGCGGTACCCTGCATAGCTTCCTGCTCAGAATGCGGGTCATCAATAATAAGGACATCAGCACCCTTACCTGTAACGGCACCCCCTACCCCAATAGCGAAGTAATCACCACCCTTATGGGTATTCCATCTACCAGCTGCCTTAGAATCTGAGGATAGCTTGGTGGGGAATATGCCTTGGTAGTCCGATGTAGCTACGAGGTTCCTCACCTTTCGACCAAACCCAACAGCTAGTTCAGCAGTGTGAGCTGTCTGGATAATCTTCTTCTCAGGGAACTTGCCTAGGAACCATGCAGGGAACAGGAAGGAGGCAAACTCAGATTTAGTATGCCTAGGGGGCATGTTAATAATTAAACGCTTTAAAGACCCCTCAGCGACCCGCTCAAAGGCTTCTGCCATGTCCTTGTGATGTTTGCCAGCTATGAAGCTACCCCACATCTCCTTAACGAAGGGTATAAAGTTATTACGGCATCTTTCCTTTTTATCCTCATCAAAGAGAATCTTAATCTTTTCCACTTCAGGAGAGTTAGGAGGGAGGACATCTAACAGGTCACTATACCTCTTTAGCTCTTGCTGGGTCAATATCAAAGCTTTGATACCATAGCGATAGACCTATCTACAATCTTCATACTACGAACCAGATGTGGTTGAACCTTTAACAACCCATATGACTTAAGGGTATGAACATGTCTATGAATATTAGACTTAGATGTCATCTTTAGTCCCTGAGCTATTTCAGCATAGGATGGGGCAAAGCCCTTTATCTTCATAAACATCTGAATAAAATCATATACAAGACGTTGCCTTTCAGTCATACACTGTGCCTCCCATACAACTACTAATGCCATTGAACTCAGCTTTCCTTAGTTCAGGAGAGATTTGACCATACTTAGCCCTCATCAATGCCCCAGCGTGGACTATCCTTGCTCCGGGTATTGTTGGCTCAAGGGTCTTGTAATCATACATATTGTCATCATCTCTTATATAATAGGTCCCCAACCTTTTTCTACCACTTCCTATTAATACCACCATAACATCTTCCCTAGTCCTACATAGGCAACAGTTCAACTGGACTAGAGTTAAGCCCATGATTTCCATGAGTTCTAGCTTAGTTATACCCGGCTTCTCTGTTACATGACCAATTAAAGCAGCGTTGTTGGTGATAGTGCGAACCTTAATATCAGCATTCTTCATAAAGACTCCGTGTTAGTGTTGTTTGGTTATCAGACAAATATGTCCGGTTGTGCGTGAAGATGACGAGGTATCGGACAAAAATGTCCGGTTATGGTTGCACTTACCGTTGCACCATTGCAACATTATTTGCAACATTAACACTTCCACGCGCGTAATGATTTATTGATACGGCTGTCTGGGTCATTAGCAGTTTTAGCTGACGTAAGCTTACGCTTCATGCCAGACATTCTTGCACAGAAAGACTTCTTCCTAGCTCCACCTTCAGGCTGAGGGGCTTTTAGTCCCGGCTTGTCTGGATGAGCTGCATTATAAGATGCCCTTCCCTTTGCGTTTAAACCACCTTTCGGGTTCTTTCCTTCTTTACGAGTCCAAGCTTCTGTCATGTTCATCCTCATTGTAGTCCCACATTATAATAGGGGTGGAAGACCCTACATAGGCACCTTCTATATTATAGGCTATATACTCCATAGCTTCTTCTTCAGTCATGCCATCTTCATTCACCATCTGTTCAACCAGTTCATGCCCGCTATATATGATAGTGGTGATACGCTCGTTGCTATGCCATACATCAGCATATCCAGAAATACAACTATCATAACCTTCTAATATAATCATCTCTGATATATTACATTTTAGCTCTTTATTCTTTAGCACAGGATTCTATAGCCTCCTCTAATGTATTGAAGCGATTCTTTATGCCTAGCTTATTACCAAACATCTTATAGATAACATAGTAGTCACCGACTTTAAGGATACCCATATTACCCTCTACCCAATGTTGGGAAGACAATCTTTTCCACAAAATATATACCCCCCCCTATTTGAGAACGTTCCCTATAGGGGGTCATTCTCCTATACATATTATGTACTTGTCAAGCTTTATGCGAACGTTGATAGGAATTTATAATTGAATGAGTGGATTAGAGTGTATAGCCATCACCACGTCAGAGCCTTCTAAAAGGGGGTCGGGGAGTGGTGGGTCGCTCTATATATCGTTTTCTATTCAACCACTTAGCTACTCAGCGTTTAAACTCTCAATGGTGAAGCTATC